TAAAATAAATAATTTTGATTCTATACTTTTAACAAAATCTGACCAACTATTATTATCTCAAGAATTATCTAAAAGGCTAGAACAAGATTTGAAAAGACAAAAATTAAAAAATAAATTAACTATGGGAGCGGGTATACTAGGAATAGTAGCTGTTGCTATACTAGTAAAATAGTATGTCTGAATTAAAAAAAGTAATACGTCAAGAATATTTAAGGTGTGCTAAAGACCCCGTGCATTTTATGCGTAAATATTGTTATATACAGCATCCACAGCGTGGGCGTATACAATTTAATCTATATCCATTCCAAGAAAAAGTACTTAAATTATTTAGAGACAATGATTATTCTGCTGTATTAAAATCTAGACAATTAGGTATATCAACCTTGGCCGCGGGTTATTCTTTATGGTTAATGACTTTCCATAAAGACCGAAATATATTAGCTTTAGCAACCACTCAAGCAACTGCTCGTAACTTAGTAACTAAAGTACAATTTATGTGGGAAAATTTACCCTCATGGCTTAAAGTAGATTCAGCTGAAAATAACAAATTATCTTTAAGATTGATTAATGGTTCAAAAATCCAAGCAAAATCTTCTAACGCGGATGCTGCCCGTTCAGAAGCAGTATCTTTACTAATAGTAGATGAAGCTGCTTTTATTGATAACATTGCTGAGACATGGGCTTCTGCACAACAAACACTAGCCACTGGTGGGGGTGCAATTGTATTATCTACCCCTTACGGTACTGGAAACTGGTTTCACCAAACATGGGTTAAAGCAGAACAAGGAGAAAATGATTTTTTGCCCATTAAATTACCTTGGTACGTCCACCCAGAACGAGATCAGGTATGGAGGGATAGACAAGATGAATTATTAGGTGACCCTAGATTAGCAGCACAAGAGTGTGATTGTGATTTTAGTACTTCTGGTGATATTGTATTTTATCCCGAATATATAGATTTTTATGAAAAAACGTATATAAAAGATCCTCTGGAAAAACGAGGTGCTGATCAAAACTTATGGGTTTGGGAATCACCTGATTATACAAGAGACTATATTGTAGTAGCTGATGTATCCAGAGGTGATGGTAAAGACTATTCAGCATGTCATGTAATTGATGTAGCAAATAATGTACAAGTTGCAGAATATAAAGGACAATTAGGTACTAAAGAATATGGTCATTTACTAGTAGGTTTAGCTACCGAGTATAATGAAGCCATGTTAGTAATAGAAAATGCTAATATTGGTTGGGCAACTATACAAGTAGCAATAGATCGTGCATATCCTAACCTTTACTATTCACAAAAGAGTGACTCCTCAAATGCTAATTCGTATTTTGATAAATATCAAGACCACTCCAAAATGGTAGCTGGTTTTACAATGTCATCTAGAACAAGACCTATGGTAATAGGTAAATTTCAAGAGTACATTAGTGATAAAGGAGTAACAATACAATCAAAAAGATTAATAGAAGAAATGAAAGTATTTATTTGGCGTAACGGAAGGGCAGAAGCCCAAAGTGGATATAATGATGATTTAGTTATGTCATTTGGTATTGCTATGTACATCAGAGATACAGCTTTAAAATTAAGACAACGTGGTTTAGATGCAACCCGAAATGCATTGAATAGTATAACAGTAAATAGAACATCATATCAAGGTGGGTATTTTTCAACAGGAGCTGATAACCCTTATAGTATAGATACAGACCATGGTAAAGAAGACATTAGCTGGCTTCTTAAGTAATATTTATAACAATAATTATATATAATGGCAGATAAAGGCTTATTTAGTAGATTACAAAGATTATTTTCAACCGACGTAATTATTAGAAACGTAGGTGGAGATCAAATTAAAGTAATGGATAGTAGTCAAATCCAAACCAATGGAGAACTCCAAACCAATTCCTTAATAGATAGATATAACAGACTATATTCTACCAATCCCTCATCTTTATATGGAGCACAATTTAATTTTAATTACCAATATCTTAGACCTCAATTATACTCAGAATATGATGTGATGGATCAGGATGCAATTATTGCTTCTGCTTTAGATATTATTGCTGATGAATGCACTTTAAAAAATGATATGGGAGAAGTATTATCTATTCGCTCTTCAAACGAAGCAGTACAAAAAATACTTTATAATTTATTTTATGATGTTTTAAATATCGAATTTAATTTATGGGCTTGGATACGTCAAATGGCTAAATTTGGTGATTTTTTCTTAAAATTAGAAGTAGCAGAAAAATTTGGGGTTTATAATGTTATCCCATATACAGCATATCATATCTCAAGAGAAGAAGGATTTAATCCAGAAAACCCATCTGATGTAAGGTTTAGATATGACCCAAATGGTTTAGTTAATCCTAGTTCAGGGATGTATTCTACTGGTAATAATACCCAAACAGAAAATGGTATTTTCTTAGATAATTATGAAATGGCTCATTTTAGATTAGTTGGGGATACTAATTATTTACCTTATGGTCGTTCCTATATAGAACCTGCTAGAAAATTGTTTAAACAGTATACTTTAATGGAGGATGCAATGTTAATTCATAGAATTTCACGTGCCCCAGAAAAACGTATTTTTTATATGAATGTTGGGTCTATTCCACCTAATGAAATAGATGCATTTATGCAACAAACTATTTCAAAAATGAAACGTACCCCCCATATTGACCAAAAAACAGGTGAATATAATTTAAAGTATAATATGCAAAACATGATGGAGGATTTTTACATCCCTGTCCGTGGAAATGATACTACTACAAAGATTGATACTACAAAAGGTTTAGATTATGATGGTATCCAAGATGTTGAATATTTAAGAGATAAATTATTTGCTGCCTTAAAAGTACCTAAAGCTTTTTTAGGATATGATGAAAATATAGAAGGGAAGGCTACATTAGCGGCTGAAGATATTAGATTCGCGCGTACTATTGAACGCTTACAAAGAATTGTAGTATCCGAACTTAATAAAATTGCACTTGTTCACTTATATGCTCAAGGATATAGAGATGAAGGATTAACAAACTTTGAAATATCAATGCAAACCCCCTCTATTATATTTGAACAAGAAAAAATTGAATTAATGAAATCTAAAACTGAATTAGCTACTTCATTATTAGAAAACAATTTATTACCTACTGATTGGATTTATGATAATATTTTCCATTTATCTGAGGATCAATATGATGAATATAGAGACTTAAATAGAGAAGATGCTAAACGTAAATTTAGATTAGCCCAAATTGAAGCAGAGGGTAACGATCCTGTTGAAACAGGAAAATCGTATGGCACACCTCATGATCTAGCTTCTTTATATGGTAAGGGTAGAATGTATTCTGATCCTGGAAATGTGCCTGATGGTTATGATACAGATTCAGATTTAGGTCGTCCTAAAGATGGTATTTCAAACCACGGAAAACAAAATAGCAACTTTGGAAAAGACCCATTAGGAACTAAACGTATGAAAGATACCGATAAAAACGATTCTTCAGATAGCAGAACAGATACTAATAAATCTGGTTTAGCTCTTGAAAATGCCCAAACTACTTTTTTAAGAAATAAAGATATGTTCAAAAAATTGAATAAAAAACAATTAGTATTTGAACAAGATAAAGATGATTCATCACTTTTAGATGAAAAACAATTAAAAGAGTAAATTTCCTTTAATATTTATAAATAAATATATTTTTTGATGAAAATAAAACACTCTAAGTACAAAAATACGGGTATCCTATTTGAACTATTGGTGCGCCAAATCACTGCGGATACATTAAAAGGTGGGGATTCCCCAGCTATTGATATTCTTAAAGAATACTTTGTTAAAACTTCTTTAGGCCGTGAGTATAAGTTGTATGAATCAGTATTAAAATCTAAGGTTTTAAATGAAGGAAGAGCTAACATGGTAATATCTACTATTTTAGAATCTTCTTCTAAATTTAATCGTACCTCATTAAGAAAACAAAAATATAATTTAATTAACGAAATTAAAAAACACTATAATTTAGATGTTTTTTTTGGTGCTAAAATTAAAAATTATAAAGAATTAGCTTCATTATACACTTTAATTGAAGGTTATAATGCAGAAGAAGCTAGCGATTCCCAACAATTAATCGATAATAAAATTACTTTATTAGAACATTTAACTAAACAAGAAGTAGACAAAAAAGATGTTAAAGAAGATGTTCTTAAAGAATTCCAAACATATGATAAAGATTTAAGAATTCTTACTTATAAAGTACTTTTAGAAAAGTTTAACAGTAAGTATGATAACCTATCTAATGAACAAAAACAAGTTCTTAAAGAATTTATCAATTCAGTAGATTCTACTCCTGGATTAAGAGATTTTTATAATAGTAAAATAGATGAATTAAAATCTACTTTAAACGAAGAAGC